ACGAGACCCAATCGCACCACTCAGCCATGCAGCACGCCATCTGCCACTGCATCTGGTAGTAATATTTCTGCGGCGGCTCCAAGCTCAACAAATACTCGATGTGACTCGCCGTGTTCGGGCACTTGATTTCCACAAGACCCGCTCCGACGATCCCGTCAGGCGATGCGCCTGCGTTCTCGATGCGTGGGTGGTTCACGAAACCCACCTCCGTCACGAGTTCACCCGTCTTCGCAGAGTAGGCATCACGGGCAAACGGCTCCTGATCCGTCCCCCACTGCATTGCTGCATTGCTGAACCCTTCCGTGGGTTTACCCGTGAGCCTTTCAACCACAAGTTCGGCCATATAGTTGGCGCGTGAGGCGCCATACCCTTTCGCAGTCTTGGCGACGACATCCGCCATGCGGCTCGCCGTCACCTTGCCGCATCGAGCGGCAAACCATTCTGGTGATCGCTGATCCATCACATCTTCTCCGCCATCATTTTGAGTTCGCGTAATTCGCGCTCTAGGCGGTAGATACGCTCCTGTGCAATCTGCGCCCGCATCTCTGCATCGGCACGCAGTTTGGTCTGCGACCGTAAACGCAGCGCCAGCACTTGCGAGAGTTCGGAGGCATCGTCAGCAAGTGCTAAGACGTGCCCCACTAACTCCCCTTCCGTCATCTGCGAGTAGTAGTGGATGCTCATGCGAGCGCCTTCTTGCGGGCCTTGAAGACCTCAATGTGTGCCTCACGCACGTCCTGCGGGACGGCGTTGTAGAGCTTGCTCAACTCCTCTGCCGTCGCGGTCGCGGCGATCTTGGCGAGCAACTCCGGGTTCTGCGGCGCAGATACCTTGTGACGGCCCTGCGCGGCTTCGGCGTCATCGTCGATTTGCGCGAGGCCGACCATCGCGGCAAGCGCATAGCGGCGTGCATATGTGATTCCGCTGCCCTGACCCTGCGGGCTGTCGTCTTTGGTCAGGATTGGGCAGTAGGACTTAATCCACTCGCCCGACGCGTGGCAAAGTGTAGTTACAAGAACTGCCCGCCCTTCGCCCGCCTCGATGGTCTGGATGACGGCGAGGCCGTTGTCGGTAAGGGGCTTACGGCACGCGTCCCAACAGGATGCCAGGTCGGCGTACTTCGACTTGAAGAAAGGGTTGGCCGAGTCCTTGAGGGCGCCCGTGATGGACGCCTGTGCCTTGGACAGTGCCGCTGCGAGGGCGGCAATAGATTCTGACTGGTTCATTGCGTTCTCCCGAGTTCGGCAGTCACGGCAGCAATCTTTTCGTAGACCTTCATTTCTTTTTCCTCATTGCTTTTGCTTTTTGCTTTGACATTTTTTCGTATTCAGCGCCAAACCTTTCAAACACCTTAAGGTCTTCCAAAAGGTGCGTCATGATTCCGGCAGCCAGATTCACAACGCGATTCTTTTCTTTTGGTTTATTTCCAATCAAATAGGACGCGCCTATTTCCTTGTAGGTCGGATTAACCACGCCAAGGCACATTGTTAAAGCCATAAACACATCACAATCCGTTTCCTCGTCGCCAGTAAATGTCGGCGTAAACGACGTTAACGGAAAATCACTTTTAACGTCGTACAAGTCGTCTGTTTTCTTCTGTTTGCGCTTCATTAGATGCTCCGAAGATTGGCGCGAGCCTTGTCGATGGCGTCGATGATGTCGCGGAGGCCACGCGACCATGCGGTCGCAGTCTCCTGCTCGATGCGGTTCAGTTCTTGGATACCGACGAGGCACTGCCACGCGGCGACTTCAGCGCGAACCTGCGCTTCGGCGTAGGCTTCAGACATTTCCTGAAGGTCACGACCTTCTTGCTGTTCGATCATTTCGTTCTCCCGTGGGGTCAATCCCCGCGAGCAATCATACCGACGTTTTAGGGCTTGTCAACCCACGTTGCGATGTTGTATTGTCCGCACCATGGACATCAAAGAACTTCTAAAGATATTTGGGTCGGCTTCTGAGATGGCACGCCAGTTCGGCGTATCGCGGCAGGCTGTGTCGAAATGGATCGCAGCGGGCGAGTTGCCTGCACTTAGGCAGTACCAAGCACAAGTGCTGGTAGATATGCGGCGGCTTAAAAGATGAACAATCCTTTGACGACGAGTAGCGACATCTCGTGGTCGGCGCAGGCCAACATCAAGATGTGGCAAGAGCGGCAGGATGTCATCGGTCGATTACACCTTGCAGACGCTTACCTTGCCCGCATTAGCGTCGGCGAATACTCGCAGCGGGCAGAGCGCACTGACTGGCTGAAAGGTTACATTGGGCCGCTCATTCGCCAGGCTGACCCCAAGGTTATCGTCGGCGATCCGCACTTGACCGGCATGGTTCGGCAACTGTGGGGTGAGGCAGGCGTGACTCGATTGCGTGATAAATCGCAGGCTGCAGCGCGGTAAGCATGGCAAGGCATTTGTTCGTGCAGCCGCTCCGCGACTATGGCTTTTTACGCGACACGGAAGGCGCATCTGATTTTGAAATAAACGAGCAGTTTTTTAGCGTCCAAGGAGAGGGGTATTGGGCGGGCACGCCCGCGTGGTTTGTTCGCTTACAGGGCTGCGAGGTTGGATGCCCATGGTGCGATAGCAAGTCTACCTGGAAGCGAGGCGCAAAACGGCTTGCGTTAGCCGATATAGTGCGGGGAATACCCTACGATGCACGGCACGTTGTAATAACCGGCGGGGAGCCGTTTGAACAAGACATTCGCAGATTGCAAGCTGTTTTGCATCGAGAGGGTAGGCGCGTGCAAGTTGAGACAAGTGGATGTTACGACGTTTACGGCCCTGACTGGATTACCGTCAGCCCTAAATTTTTCAAGCCGCTTTCTAAACAGGCATTACGACGCGCCGATGAAATCAAGCAAGTGGTTGTTTCGGCAGACGACATCACGCGATTGCAGTCGGATGTCCTTCCGTATGTAAATCAATTTGTTCCGGTGTTTTTGCAGCCCGTTAGTAATGGAAGCCGAGCGTTAAAATTGTGCATTGATGCCTGCAAACGGTATGGGTATCGGCTATCAATACAGACCCACAAACTTATAGGAATTCAATGATTCATTATCACGGCACGCCGATGACGCCAACGGGCGACATGATTAAGGCGTTTGTAGCAAAGCACGCCATGGTTAGTTTTGAGCATCCGTCTCAAATTGAGATTGCTGCAGAGATATGCCAATCCATCGTGTTAGATAACGGCGCATTTTCGGCATGGCGACAAAACAAATCTCACGATTTTGCAGGTTATGTAACGTGGGCTGATAAGTGGCTACGGCACCCTGCAGTGGACTGGTGCATTATTCCCGACAAGATCGACGGAACCGAAGCCGACAATGACGCGCTCATGTCGGAATGGCCGTTGCCGAAATGGCAGTCAGTTCCGGTCTGGCACTTGCATGAATCATTAGAGCGGTTGGAACGATTACTTGAGTATCCGCGAATAGCACTTGGGTCATCGGGAGACTACTCAACCGTTGGCAATGACTCCTGGTGGAAACGAATTTGCCAGGCTATGTCGATAATTTGCGATAAAGACGGGCTTCCACGAACGAAACTGCATGGCTTACGGATGCTTGATCCAGGCGTCTTTAGCAAATTGCCGCTTGCGTCAGCGGACTCTTGTAATGTTGCAAGAAACGTCGGAATTGACGTGCATTGGCGCGGGCCATACACCACTCAGTCGCGTTATGTTCGGGCCACCGTGCTGATGGAACGGATTGAAAAGCACGCTAGTGCAGCCTACTGGTCAGAGAGCGTTGTTGCGGCCTACCAGAATATGGAACTATTCGGTTAATGCGCTATGCCAAACGCCGAGACAACAATCACGCCGAAATAGTCGCTGCCCTCCGCAAGACGGGGTTTGAGGTCATCGACTTCGCCTCCGCCGGGCACGACATCCCTGATCTGCTTGCTATAAAGCCTTTACGGGACGGCGTGGCGTGGGCCGTGTGGGTCGAGGTCAAGGCGAAAGGAGGACGGCTCTCAGACGGCCAGAAACGGTTTCAGGCCATCTTCCAGCCGAGGGGCGAGTGGTACGAGGCGCGGGACGCCGAAGAGGCCGTAGCGACCCTACAGGCGATGTACCTTAAAGCCCTGCGCGGCGACGAAGGAAGGTCAGATAGTCCGCCCCCTCCCCCGGTTCCCAAAACACCTTCACGGCGTCAGGATGATCTGGCGCAACTAAGGGATTTATAGTCGTCACGGCACAGGGCGAGAGCGCGTTGTCGCGGAAGCCCTTGTCCTTGGCAAAGCGGTCGTAGACCTTGTAGGACGCAACCTTGATGGCGTGCATCGAGATGCCGCTGATCGGGTCTTTCAGGACGCTATACGCCGACTCATGCTTGTGGCCTGCGACGTAAATGTGGTCGCGGGTGCCAAGCATCGCTGCCTTCATCGGGCCGTGCGCCGGGTTCCAGATGGATGACCCTGAGTGGTCATGGCGGGCGTTGATACGGAACTCTGCGCCGTTCGGGAACTGCAGCCCGATACGCGCCTCTGAGGACTTATAAAGCGCGTTCTGCTGCCGCGCTATCCACTTGAGCGGATCGCCTGAGCCTGACCATAGGTCGTGGTTGCCCGCAATCATGTAAAGCCACTGGCAGCGGTTGATAAACCACTCAGCGAGTTTCCAGCCCTGCGCCGCTGACGTACCCTGGTCGGCGTACAGCCGTGCCAAGCGTCCGCACCAGTTGTTCGTGGTGTCCCCTACGTTGGCGGCAAACATACCGGGCGTGTTGTTGACGAGCGCGGTGTGTTCCTCGATGGCGCCGATGTCGCAGCCATCGTCATCGACGTGCGGGTCGCCGAAGTGCAGGATGCCGATAGGGCCGGGTATGGTTATGCGAATCGGGATGAGCTTGGAGGCTTCCTCATACTCGCGCTTGCGCTCAAACCGGCGCTTCATGTGTTCGATTAACTGCTCTACCGGGATGTCATCGTCCGGCAGGGAGGGCGCGACGAACTCGTCCTTCTTGTTCGGCCCAGGCTCCACGAATCCCTTGGGGATGTTCTCGCCGTTACGGCGTAGGCGCTGCAGCCTCGCAAGCAAGGCCCGCTCCGACAGCCCAAGGTTCCGAGCGGCCTGCGCTCGATGCCCGTCGGTACGCCGTAGTTCGGCCATGATCTGATCGTCAGTGACTTTTTGTCCGCCCATTGCCTACTCCATCGTGGTGAGCATTTGTTGCAATAGGTGGCCGAGACGATCCACGAGGGCTTCGTCTTCGGACAGTTTCTCGTAACCGGCTAGGTCTAGCATGGCGTGGACAGCCTCGTGCGCCCACACCTGCTGGCGGTGCGAACCTTTGGCTGTAGATACAATGTCGATACGGTATGCGTCGGGTATCCACATACCAATCGTATTCTTGCCATGTCTCCATCGAGACGGACTGACGACCCTGACCTTGATGGTATGCCCTAACAGATGAAACTGTTTGGGTATGCCGTCAGAGCGCATCCAAACCCCCTATCGCAAGTCTTTTAGACTCGCTCTAAAGATTAGCCCGTAACGATTGACTTTTGCAAGAATTTTTTGTTACGCACCGTACAAATACATTGCACGTTCGTCTTTGCGCCTTTTGACGAGGCCGGGCAGCACGCGCCCGCCTGCCTTCGTCCACTTCATAAATTCTTCGGCGGCGTCCTCAAACTCGCCTCGATTGGTCTTCATGCGAAGGCCGGATCGCTGCAGATTGCCTAGCCCCACGTTGAAAGCAAAGCTGACCAGTGCGTCGAATTGGCCTTGATGATTAACGCTACCAGGGCAAAGTCGGGCAACGCCGCGCTCAAATTTCGCAAGGTCTTGAGCAAGTAATGCATCCACCTCTGCCATCGAGAGGACGCGATCCCAACCCGGCGGTATCGGTAGACTCTTACGGTCTTCATACTTCACCTTCGTGTGGGCAGGGTCGATGACGTGGCCGACGCCCACAGTCCAGAGCAGCGCCGGGCACCTATAGGGCCGCAGTCTCACGCCCTCGTGATGTTTAACGAGTTCCGTTAAACGGGCGCTGACTTTCATTTTTTCTGGAACGCTTGTGTCCCGAACCAAAAGGCAATAATTGACGACAGAATGAGCATCTCGTCGTCGCTGAAGACGTTTTCCATCGCTATGGCAAACGGCACGCCTTGGCTCCACGCATACCACACGCCTGTGGCGTTAAGCGCCACAAGCTCCAGCACGAAGATGTAGGTGACGACCGGACGCACTGAGGCGCGAAGGTTAATCATCCACTGGCTTGCGCCTTTGCCAATCTCAATGTCGTGCTGATAGAGAGCCTGCCGCTCTTCCGCTGCCGTCTCCGTCTGCACCTGCTCTAACTTGATCTCTTCGACTCGTGCCTGTGCGATAAAGCCACGTTCGGCGAGGG